TTGTATGCTGTAAATAAAAATATTTAGGGTTTGTTGATGGTATTGCATTAAAATATAATCTATCTTCATCACATCCACCCCATGTAACTAATTTTGTATCAGTAGATATTCCATGTCTACCATCATTTGGATGTAAACAATTACCAGATGGTAATTTGAATACAAATTTGTTATTTATAGGAAATCCATCATATGAACATTTATTATTATTACATATACCCTGATTACATTTAGTACCTGGTACAGCGGGTAAATCTTGTGTAGTACTACCACACGCAGTGCCGCCATTTTTAGCTTGATATAATATACTTCGTGATTGTGTTTGTATACATTGTTGTCCACATGATGTTGTCTGTGCTGTACATCCAGATGGTGCACTCCAATCTGTATATTCACAATCAACTTTACAATTTTCATCACATTCTACTGGATCAATCGTGCCATTTGCAAAAGGACATTGTATTCCACCATTTAAAGCATTATTTCCTGCTTGTATAGTATATGTTCTAGTTCTGGTACCTTTTTTTTTACCTGAAGATTTATCACATACAGCACCACTAGGAATAACACATTGAGCACTATATACATTATCAGGGTTCCAATTTCCTATACATTTTTTAGGACATTTATTGTAATCACAATCTTGATATTGTGGATTAGGATTAGTCAACGGACAAGGTATGCCATTATTTGAAGAATGTTGTATTTTATTGAAAGTATAATATATTTCTTGTCTACCTTTTCCTCTAATAGCATTAGTAGTTAGCTGTTGTTCTCCACATTCAGCATTATGTTTTTCACATTCTGTAGATATACCTGTTTGTACCCAGCTTCCTCTACAATTCACATCACAGAGTAAATCAGGACATTGTTTTGTTTCAACAAGAATATTATAATTAGATGTACAAACACTTCCGCCATATTTTGGATTAGTTCTTATTATCCAATTACGTTTTTTCATTCCTTGAGGAATTTTATCTCTAGTTTCTATATCTGCAGATAGACATCTTTCAGCATATGTACCATTATCTAATAAACACTGAGCATCATCAATATTGGGATAATCCCACCCTTCTACGCAATCTACAGATTGTCTAACATATTCTTCTTTTTCAGGTAACCAATTACTTCTGTCTCTAGATTTGATACTATCAGGCACATTTGTTGCATCTTGAAATGTATATTGTGTTTTTAAAAATTCATCAAAAGTTTTGCTTCTATTTAACACTAATTCGTCATATCTATCACCATATCGTTTTCGTTTTTCTTCATCAGTTTCAAATGTTTCAATGATACATGTATTCTTATAAATATAACATATATACCATATAGAATATATTGTAATAGTAAATAATATTAAAAATATACTATAGTATATCATTCTATATATATCTAATAATAATTAAAATTCAAAAAAATAATTTACGTTGTACATGATTTAGGATCAACCTTGCATTTGACGAATTTGACAATAGCATCAACGTTTCGCCCGCTATTATATTCTTCTACATTGGTATCAATATATAGAACAGTTGGGAAACTTGTTATTTTATATTTTTTGGCTTCGTCACTATCTGCTTTGAATTTCTTGAAATTCATTACTGAATTTGACTCGATTTCGCTCATTTTAATATTATGTTCCTTAGCAATTTTGGCAATAGCATCTTCCCATATAGGATTAAATTCCTCACAATGGGGACACCCGTCCATATAAAAATATTTCAAAGATTTGTTGGAACTATTCTCAAAATATTCAACGGTTGGCTTAACAACAACGTATAACACAAAACATACAAATAATAAGCCTAAAAATATATAAAATGCTTTTGAACTAAAGAACGATTTTTTAGTCATTTTTTTGGGAGAACTGCTTCCTCGCATTCTTTCTATACATTTGTAATATTTTTTTTGTAATTTTTATCTAATATTATAGTTTTACAAGTATTATTTTTAGTAAGAAACATATAATAATTAATTAAATTTTGCACTATATTATCATCTAAAGAATAACTAAATGCAATAAAATTATATGATGCGTTTTGTACACCTCCGTTGAAATGTTCAATATAGTCCAGAAAACATTTAAAATCAGGATATGATATTATAACAATTCTATTTTCAATATTATTCCAATCTATTTCTAATTTATTATCATATTGTACTACACTATAATCTTTCTTTCGCAATTCTATTTCGAATTCAAGACTTTCATCAATATCTTTAGATACAAGTAATGATCTATAAATTAATTCTTTTTTATAGATATGTTCTTCAATATCCTCAATAAATGATGACATTTTCATATAATATTATATAGAAAACTCTTATATGTCTTGAAAATATTATATGTATAATATATAAGCATTTCTTTATTACATAACTCATAATGTCTGATTGTGTTGTCAATGACATTATTAAATTAGATTTACAACTTTTCAAAGATCTATATAATAAAAAACCAAAATTATCTCCAATCCTGATACAAAAAAAAGATGATATTTACAAAAATAATAAATGTTTTCATATAACTTACGAAGCCAATAATAATTGGACAGAAAAAAAATATAATCGTCCTATTCGAAATGAAAATTATACTAAGCCATTAAAACAACAAAATAAACTTTATATAATAACAAGTGATTTTACAGAAGAAGGAAAAATAAATAAACAATTCACCAGTTTACTTAACAAATTGACATTACAAAATAAGGAAAATATTTATTCTAAAATAGAGGGGTTATTAGAAAATACCGACAACTTATTACAACATAATTTGTATGAAATAGTATGGGATTTTATTAAGAAATCGCCCGATATTATATACATTGATATATTAAGTTATTTTGATATAAATATAACTATTTCATATTGTAATAAATATATATCTCAAAAATTATGGTATCCACCACAATATGCATTTGAAAATGAATTATACAAAAGTGCAGAAGATTTGTATGATTTATATTGTGATTTTGTAAAATGGAAAAAAGAGATGGTTAATATTATCAAAGCATTATGTGTTTTGATAGATAATATTAATGTTGATTTAGAATTACTAACAAATAATTTATATGAACTTTTTGAAAACCGTGGTCACAGACATATTACTGATTATGTATTAGAATTATTGAATATAATTTTTGGTAAATATGTTAATAAAAATATTTTATCTAAATTAAAAAATATAGAATTGAATAATATAGATTCTTCTACAAAGTTTCTTATTCTCAATATTATAGAATCAAAATGAAACAATCTTTTTTTCCATACTTATATTAGATAATTAATAATGCAAAGTATTTCAGCTGGTTATATCGGCAATGTAGTCCTCAATTTGTTCATTTTCTTTCTTCTTCTTGCTACCTATACATATATATTAAAACTTGAAACTTTAGGTTGTGCTTGCGCTATACATCCTAACAGAGATTTTATCAAAAACTTTAGTATATTTGCACTCGTGTTCTTAGGTATAATTGTATTCATTCCAATGTCATTTATAATTAAAACCTTTGGAAATATAATAGCAGCTTTGTTTGCATTTGTTAAGTTTGTGTTTTATATAATATGTATAGTATATTTCTATATGATATTAGAATATACACGATATCTTGTAAATGAAAAATGTAAATGTTCGGAAGATTATCGTAGAGAATTAATAATGGCAGGATCTATCATAGAATTGACAATAATTTTGTTAGTTTTTGTGGTAATTATAATACTTCCTGTCATATTTAACTCTGTTACTGTTGTTGTAAAAAATGTTGATACTGTAGAAAATGAAGTAGCAACCGCAGTGAAATCACCTTATAAATCAATTAGAACTATTCCATCTAAACTCAAGAAAGCTAGCTCTATTGTATCTAAAATAGGCTCTCAAACTAAAAAAGGATTCAAAAAGATCATTAAAACTAAATAAACTAAAGGTTTAATGTTCTGGTGTTTTTATTTTTATTATTTCTCAAAATTTTAATATCAGCTGTATCTTCAATTATTGATGTAATTTCTTCATCACTAATTGATAATGTTTCTATGTTATTTTGCTCAGGCTCAAATGAAATTTTACTATGAACATTACTTATTATGTTATCTATGTCACGATTTGATTTACCACCAGTATTTCGCCTGCGCAATGATGAAGTTGATATTTCATCATCATCTCTAAATGTTCCTTGTGGACGAGATGGTCCTCCTGATATATTATTAAATAAATTACTTACCATTCCAAAAAGTCCAGATGTACCATTATTAGATTGTGATGATGGTTGTCCAGTAATATATTGTTTAGCTGCAGCTTGTTGGAATTGTTTCATAAGTTCAGGATTAGATTTGAGAACTTGTTCTACATTTGGCAGAGGAGTTTCCTTGAACATTCTATTTGTAAGATGAAACATAAATGCACTACCTGATAATGAAATGAAAAGACGTAATTCTGGTGACATTTTCTTTCCAGTAGTTCTATATTTTGCGTGTAACTCTTCAAAAATATCGTCATAATCTGTAATTGTATCATGTACTTGCTCAGACCAACCTTCAAGTCTTATAGATAATGGATCATAGCGAGTATTAAGGTATTCTGTACCTGATACAAACGCCATCAACATTTTTCTTTGAAAACGAATACTTGCGTCAATTTCTTTTTCTCTTACAATTCTATTATATTCTGATCGCATTTGATTGATGTCAGACTCCATATTGAATTTAAATGGTAATCTATATCCTTTTGATTCAAGACGATCCATTTGATATAATAGCTCTTTTTTTTCATTTAACTCATTCATCATCATCTGTTTTTTGTCTTTTTTATGATCATCATATCTATGTTTAGATAACTCTTCCTCTGTTGTACTTGAAGTTTCTTCACTCGCCATGCTACTATTATCATTTTCTTCACTATCTGTGTCAGTATCGTCACTTGAAGATGATTGATTATCATATTCTTGTTTATCATATTTATCTTCATATTTGTTATGATTATTTGCAGAAGATGTTGAACTATCTGTTAATGAAGACGAAGATGATGCAGAAGACGATGAAGATATTGATAGAACATCAGAACTTATTTTTTTTTTGTTAAATAACATGTCTTTATTATTAAATTTTGATGAAGCAAATTTATTAGGTGGCTGAAAACTAAATGGAGATTTATTCATAAATTTCTATTTTATCTTTATTTTATTGTGTTTATATATTTATTGAAATATTCTACGCAAATGTTTATGAAAAATAGTATAATAAATAAAACCAGTCATCATTTAATGGCGAAGGCTTAGGTTTGACTGCTTCTATCCAATCCCTATTTTTGATATATATACATGCCATTATACTTTGATCTTTTCCTGCAAAAATATCATTTTTAATAAATTCTTGTAAATAGTTGTAATATGTATCTATCCATTTAATAAAAATGTCTTTATGTCCAAATATTATTCCTCCCCCAATTGTTGCAACTTTGTACTGAAATCTATTTGAAACTAATTCTTTACAATTAAAATCATCTTCTGTAAATTCATAGTTGACATTTAAAACATACATTTTTTCTTTTGATACATTATTATTAGCTTTAGGAAATGTTTTAATATGTTCTATATAATATCTCTCTCTTACCATACCAATGTCTGCCCAGCAATAATATTCCGTATTAAATACATTTAATTCTATAGCGCGTTTCACAAACATAGATTTTTCATTCCATATCAAATACAATCCTATTGAATGATATCTTTCGTGATCTCTTTGAAAATCTCTTTTCCAATATTCAATATACTGAAATGTATGAAATTTTTCTAGTGGCAAAAGAATAACTTTAGTTTTATGTAAGAAGTTTTTTCTACATTCTATAATAAAATTATAAGAAATTTCATCTGTGAATATTACCATATAGCAGTCTAAATTTGGAAGAAAATTTGAAATCCAAATATAATAGTCACTATCATTATGTTTCTTTTTCCCTATATTATAATATGCTGTAACAAGAGTACATTCTTTACTCATATAAGATTATATTGTGTATAATATTTAACATTATGAATTCTTATATAAGTATTGAATTAGATAGAGATTTTGATAAATCATTATTTCAAATTGCCGCATTGTATTCGTATAGTGATAAATGTTCCAAAAAAATTACAATACATAAACAAAATACATTTATTCAAGAGTCTAAACTTTTTGAAGAATTTGAATTAGAAGATTATTATTATCATTATGATACTGATTGTACCTCTAAAATAATTCCTTATGGCAAAAATATTATGTTAAAAGGTTGTTTTATAAATTTCAAGATACATAATGATAATATTTTAGATAATATGCGTTATTTTATATATTCCAATGAAGATTATATGTATGCTGCTTATAATAAGTATAATAAAATTAAGGATGTTTTTGGTAATACTAATGATGAAGATATGGTGTCTATTTATTTTGATGACAATAATCAACAAGAAAACAATTTAGCATATTATAAGAAGGCAATAATAATGATGAATAAAAATAACTTTGTAATCTTTTCTAAAGATGCAGAACATTTAATGAAGCTTTTCGAAGAAGATCATAATGTTTATGTTGTATGGGATGATAATATTTATGTAAGATTTATTTTACTGTCCTTCTTTCAACATAATATAGTGCAGTTTTATAAACCATATTTTAGTCTTTGGGCTGCATATATTAGTAAATATGAGTCATGTAAAAATGTTATTATCCCAGATTATGTAAAAAGAATTGTTAATGCAAATATCAATAATTTAAACATTATATCATTAGAATGAAAACATTATCTTCTAGGCATATCATTGAATCCTAAATAAGCAGATAATGCAGATTTTATACCAAAAATTCTATGAAATATAATTCCTAGTGAAAGAAACATTATGAATATAAATGTAAGAGAAATTATATATTGTATTGGTGTTCTTTTATCTTTATCTTTCATATCTAAGGGATATATCCATAATAATAAATGAACAACAAAAGCTATTATAAATGTACCAATGAAATCAAACAATGCAATATTGAATAATTTTGGACCTCTTAATTGTTGTATAAGTGTTGTCATTTTTAATATTTATAAAGAAAAATATTATATGTTGCGATTATATATTTGATTATATATAGTTTTGTAATATTAGTATGAGTACATTACCAGTAAGTCATAAATTGAATAAAAAAAATATAAATAAATTTATTGAAAGAACAGATGATGATATTCAACATATTGTAAAACAAATTTTGCGTGTAACAGAACATATATCATATGAATATTTTATTACATTATTGAATAAAAATATAGAATATTCTCTAACATATGTTAAACGTAATGTAATGTATTTATATATTGTAAATTATGATAATTACTGGATGATAGAATATATTCAATTATTTATGTCTAAAAAATATCCATATATATTTGTGAAAATATTGGAGAATAAAAAAGATTATAATAGACTAAATGATGACGAATTTATATTTTTAGTTGATGATTGCATTTACTCAGGAACATCTGTATGTGATAGCATGAAAGATATTTTAACTATTAAAAATTCAAATATTATGTTAATAATATCATTTATGACAGAAGAAGGAGAGGAAGCAATAATATCATCATTCAAAAAATACAGTAAAGGAGAAACATTAATGATATCAAAATATATTCATTATGTTTATCCTCTTACTAATTATATTTCAATTAATCAATTGGCAAAAGTATATTATTTTTATGATATTTTCTTAGTTAAGAATGATTTATTGATATACCCTATATATTTTGATCATAGTATTGCAGGTACAGATAAAACATTCACTGAATTATATAGCGGTATAGTTCCTAACATGCATAATAAAGTTATCATAGAAAGATATGGAAAAAATAATGATGTAAATATACTTAAAGATTTAGAAATTTATCCATTGATAAAGAATTGTGAGAATTTCAAAATTACAGATTTATCATTTACTCACAGATGTCCATCGTCTTCATTTAATAGTTTAACAAGCAAAAGAAGAAAATCTCAAAGTTTACGTAAAACAAGAAGCAGCAGAACACCAATTAAAATAATAAAATCTGCAACATCTCCAATACATATTGTTAATCGTAAAAGAACATTTACTGCATAAGATTAAAGTTGTTTCATGTAAAATCTTACTTAATGCTACCGCAATGGTGAATTTCTTCTTACAAAAAACAAATAATCATCTCTTAATGCACCTGTATTAACATTTTGCATAATCCTAACTGGTTCATTATTTACCATTCTAAAACCATAAGTTGTTTCGTTTCGATGGTTTGTATTATTTATTCTATAAAGATTATCAATAATCAAATTTCTCATAAATCGTTCAGCGTGATGTTCAACACTATTATTACCTGTATCATTATGATTCGCAATTACATATCTATTTTCACTAAATTGTCTTCCTGTATTCAATCCAAGATTATATGTAGCATTCTGTCTTACTAAACGAGGTGATGATGAATTGTTAGTATTCAATCCAAGATTATATGTAGCATTCTGTCTTACTAAACGGGGTGGAGAATTACTTAAACGTTCAGCATTTTGTCTTACTAAAGGCGTTGGCTCTATTGGAAATATAGGGGATCGCGGTGATCTTGAATTAGATACAGGAGATATTGGAGATCGAGATGCTCGTCTAGATCTATTACGCGACCTTGATCTATTTGGAGATATGGATCTTATTGTTGTACCACCTTTTTTGCTACGTGTTTTTTTCTTTTTATAATTATTAGGCATTCTAATATATGAAAATATATTTTTAACAATTCACATATGTAGTATAAACTTGACTCATTATTGGACTGTTTTGTGGTATAAGTCTATAATGTATATGTCTATCAATAGTTTTCTTGAATAAAGTACCTACATTGTATTTATCAGGGCAATTAAAAAATAACGTAGCTTTATTACCTTTTACCTTTGTTATACCAGTATTTGAATAATTTCCATATGCATGCATTGGATTAGAATGTATGATATTTTCTCCTGTTGACAATGACCCCCAATATAATATATATGTCCCATCCTCTATATTAGGTAAATTAAGAACATAGGAAACATTTGCACCTTGTGGTACCAATTCTTGTGAAAATAATATTGGAGGAATAGCAGTATATCCTAAAAATGGCAAATATGTATTTCGATTAAGTCCAATATAAATTGTCGCAATCACGACTATAACTGCAAATAATCTTACAAATGTATATATATTTGGAGATACTACTAATAAGATAGCATATAATAGTGTAAAAAGTAATATTATAGCAATAGAAACCATATGCATATATACATCTAAATTATTCATCATTCTTGATATATATTTAGATAAAAATCACATAAACATTTCAACTTATTATTTATAGATATGATATACATAAGTTTTGATATTGGTGTTAAGAATTTGGCAGTTTGTATTTTATCACATCATCAGGAATCTGTAGAAGTTATTGATTGGAATGTTATTACTTTAGCTGACAAAAAAAAACAAATAAAAGGAGCTAATGCTGTTGCAGAAGTCTTATTTTATGAACTTGATAATATTATAGGTAAATTAGAAGAAATTGGAATAAAATATATTGATAAAGTTATTATAGAAAATCAACCATCAAATTTAAATGGAATTATGAAGACCATACAATATCTTATATTTTCATATTTCGATCTATTAAGACACTGGGATAAAACTGTAGGAGAAGTCATATTGATTAATCCTATTCATAAATTACAAAATCATAATTATGCACCCAAATCAAAAGAAATAACAGAAAAACTGTCCAAGCGTGAAAAATATAAATATAATAAAAGCGATAGTATTGAAATATGTACTCATTATATTTGTGATCACAATTTGTTGAAAATATTTTTTTCATCACATAAAAAAAAGGACGATTTAGCGGATGCTTGTCTGCAGGCGATTTCATATATTAGGAAATTAGGTTTTAATATTGAAAAATTATCATTATATGATAATAATTATATTACTTAATTTTTATCTTATTTTCTGTAAATAATCAACAGTTTCTTTATCAAACAAAGTGATGTTTTTTTCTATAAATGCATTTGCTAATGATTTCCAATATGTGTCTTTCTTATATTTTCTATTTAAAGAATTAATTTTCTTGTGTTTTTTGTAAAACCATCTATGTTTATTCTCAAGTTGATTTCCATCTAAAATTTGATCATCTTCCCAAGTACAATATTTGCACATTTTATTAGTTGTGATTAATTTCTTTATGGTGGTATATATCTCCATTATTTTGATATATTCTTTTTTCATTTTTTCCCATAAATTTATGAACATGATATAGTTATATGTTGGACATAACAAAAAATTGTTTTGATAATCAATGAAAGTTTCATTATTATCTATAATGAGTAATTTTTCTGGATTTATAGTTTGCTTTTTATTATTTTTTTGTATTTTTGGTAAAATTTTTTTAACTGATTTACGATAATTTCCAAAACTATCAACTACACAATCATCACGTGTAAATATTGGTCTGTTGAATTTAAAGTTATGTGTTTTTTCTATCATAGCTATTTCTTTTTGTGCCCATGTTTTTTCAGAAGCAGTATAAATATAAAATAAACTATCTGGATAATGTTTTTTGATGATGCCAATAAAATATTTGAAAAAAGGTCGTATCAGTCTTGAAGATGGTTTATAACAATTTA